CCACTCCATATCTACTCTTGCTGTTTTTAATTTGTGATACACCACAGCGAGGTATGATTCTGGCGTATGATTCCTTGCAACGTTTCTTTGAAAAGAGGTGCACCGTTTGCAGACATTACGTTTCTTGGTGTATTCCGATTGTGGAAGTGTCCGATTACAAGTGATGCAGATTTTTTTCATATATAAAATTTGACGGTGGCCCAGGGACTCCTAACCCTTTTTGTTATATAACGGGGGATCGCAAAATGTCAAATTTTCTGGATATTCTGTGCCTGTCTATTTTCTGCTCTAAAGATAAAGATAGACAAGCTAGCAAATGGGGGGGATGGCCTACGGCATCATCTCACTTCGTTCGATTCATCCCCCCCATTTGCTAGCTTGTCAGGGCGGCGCACAGAGCTAACGAGCGCGAGTTTAAGAGCCTTTGTCCTTCGTTGTTGGTTTGATTACCATGTACGCTAGGCAAAGGCTCTAAGGCTTGGACAACCTTATTGTATGCGCCAGACTCGAAGCCCTTCTCTAGAGAAGCGACTCGTGCATTGACGATTGGCTTCCCTAAAAAACACCCTCACAGTTTGTTTGAGATACGGATACTGTTTTCTAGGTCTTTGGATCATGTGTTCAGGTGCAAGAAAAGAATCACCCACGTCCATGCTCAAGATCATCTTCTTTTCACGATCATCTAGAATACGGGCTTTGCCACGATGTAGTTTAGGTATCGGAAAATTCTTTTCTATTTGAATGGTAGAAGGACTTTCGTCCTTCTCCATTTGCTCGATGTGTAGGTCAGACATTTTCATTCTGCACCTCCATCGTTAAGTCTATCAAACCATGCAGGTTGTCTAGCTTGTTCCTCCTCATAAGGCACAGATGTTTCTAGGTTGTTGAATATTTCTAGAATCTTCACAAAGGCTTGTTGCTCGGAATGTGTCCAAGTGCTCTCCTTTCTCCTAGCCAATAACTCGATCAATTTAACGACGATCTTTCCATCGGCATCATCGACTTGTGCCATGACTAAGCCTAGATTTGGGCTGTTGTTTGGGTTTGTTATATCTTGTGGCATATTAGCCTCCCTTGTTATTAGTTACATATACTATTCTAATTACTTTATAGTATATGTCAATATTTATCTTATACTATTTGTTTGTTTTTATACAACAGCTGTTGGTTTTATACAACAGCGTTTGGTATTGCATATATGGGATAAGTTTGATAGTCTTGTATATGAACTTAACAAAGGAGGACGTATGTCACACTTAGAACACTTAGAAGCCGAAGAGAAGATTTACGAAGAGGTCTGCTCTGATACTTCAACCGAAATGCAAATCAAAATCAACGCTGTAATGATCTCGTTTAAATGTGATCGTGATGAAGCAATTGACCTGATCGCCGAAGCAACCATTAACGAATGGAGGAACCAACAATGATGGAGTTCGCTATTGTCGTGGCGATGATTATCGCCATTCTTGGAATACTTGCAACAAAGGATTAGTCCCCTAATAGTTCACCACAATCTGTTGCAAGTAGGAACGCCCTCGAAAGAGGGCGTTTTTTTTTTCGCCCAGCCACGGCGTCCAGGCCGCACTCTTTTTTAGACAGGACAGACAAGCAAGCGCTTCGCTTCGACTAGCCATGCTGGCCCGTCCTTGCTTGTCTGTCCTCGGCGGAATAGACAAGCACGAAGCCACTAGGGCCAGCAGGGACAGTTTTAGATAGAAGAAACAAGCAAGCATGTTTCTTCTAGGACGACGGACAAAGGACTCAAGCACAAAAAAGGGCTACCCGAAGATAGCCCTTTCACACTAACAAGGAGGCTTTTAGTGTTTGGTTGACTCGTCTGCTTCTGCTTCGTCCAAAGCCTTCAGCGCATACTTGTCAGCATGTCTGACTGCCTCCCTTATTATGTCCATCGCTTCTTCTCTTTCTTTAGAATCATCTGCTAAAGCACATAGAATAAACCCGCACATGTGCTTGACTAAGTGCTCTATCAACATCTGCGCATCGGTTGACTCTCCTGTTTTCTCACCTCTTTCTTTGGTAAGACTCAGCATAGTTTCGCCCAATGCTTCCATAGATGTTTGTGTGATTTTAAACACTTCTTCATATTCTTTTTCGTATTCGTCCATGACGTTCTCCTTGTTATTAGTTGAGTATTTAGTATACGAAATATCCTATAAAAGTCAACACTTATTTCTACCGCAGCCCACTGGGCCCAGGTACGCCAGCTCTTTTGTCAGAACAGACAAGCAAGCAGTCTGTTCTAGGGCGTCCCTCAGAACTACCAAGCGGGCTTGGACAGCGCTCGGTAGTTCTTGGGCGGTGGTCAGCAGATGCTAAACCCACCGCAGTTCTCAACAAAGTGTTGAAACTCTTTGACGTTGTCCACTGTAAAAGGATAGCTAGTTCTAGAGTCTTTGCGCTCTCCTTTGCCTTCACAGCCGTTGCAGTCGCCTTGCACATACTCGTCGTCTCGTTGACCAGTACCGTTGCAAATATTACATTCGACCAATGGCAACGCTTCAATGGCTCGATCATAAAGAACTTTGTAGCTTTCTACGCCACCGTTGTTTAATTCGATCTTCAAAGCGTTGGCAATATATTTGCAAGTCTCCGCATCGATCTCGTGACCAGAGTTGTGATGTCCAAGATCATAATCTTCTTCGGTGATGACCTCAGAACAAAGCTCATAAACATAGTCCCAAAGTGGTCGCCAATACCAAACGTTGTTTCTAAAGTATTGACCACTCTTAGCTTGACCATCGAAATAGTCTTGCCATGCTTTTTCTCTCCACTCTTCTGGCATGTTCTCGTCAGGTTGTGGTGGTGCTTCTGTTGTTGGATTTAATCCATATACATCCATTCCCATGTTGTTCTCCTTGTTATTAAAGTACCTACATTATACAAAATATCTTATAGATGTACAACAATTCTTTTCATCAACAGTCAACAGTTCGCTGCACGGCGTCCGGGCCGCTGGCGCCCTTTTGTCAGAACAGACAAGCAAGCGGCTTCTCCCAGCACGCCTTGGGCCCAGGGAAGACGCCCTTTTGTCAGAACAGACAAGCAAGCACCGATCGCTGCGTTAGACGCACCAGCAGCGGCCCTGGGACGGCAGGTCTTTTGTCAGAACAGACAAGCAAGCAGTTATCCACAGGTTATCCACAGTTCTTGGGAAAGTTATCCACAGCCTTTGCCCATGATTCTTCGAGCACGGCCCAAGAACCTTGGTCCCCGGTCCATATAGGTTCTGTTTTTAGCCCATGGACGACCAACGACTCGACCTGGGACGCATGATAGAGGTGCATCGTAAATTTTCTGGGGGTAGAAGGGCGGAGGGCCTGTACCAAGATAAAAGCGGGCGCATCTGCTCTTTCTTCGTGGTATGCAATCTGGTGCGGCGATAGCGAAACTTTATTACTTTGGGTTACTTTAAGTTCAGCAGTAAAGTACACGCCAGCTGGAGAGGTCCCAAGTACATCGGGAATACCGAGATTAACCCATGATTCAATGCGTATCAGCCGAAACGATTTCAAATTCGTTTTAACTTTTTTCCAAAATAAAGACTCTTTTTTAGCCACAGTAAGTCGAGTGTATCAAACTAAAATAAAAATAACTTGATATATAAGATAGGTTTGATAGACTTGAGTAGTGTAGAGAAATAACTTTCTACACGGATAAACGACGGGTAGTGTCATCTTCGGTTGGCACTACTTGTAAAAACAAACTTAACTAAGGGAGTTAATTATGAACAAAATAAAACACTTAAACGGCGAAATGTTAGCCAGAGCTTGTGCTTTTGCAGCCAAGCCAAAAGACCCACGCTTTTACTTAAGAAGTGTGTTTGTTGAACGCAGAGAAGAGGGTGGTGTCTACATTGTATCTACCAATGGCCATGTTCTTTGTTGTTACACAGATCCTTTTGCAATACCTCACTTGGATTTTGAGAGTGTAATGATAGACATTTATCAAGAAAACTCGTCTAGGATTAAACCAGTCTTCACTCAACTAAAGAAAACCAGTGAAGCTAGAATTGATGTTGAGGATCAAAATGGACAAGGTGGTATTTCTATTCGATACAACGACGATACAACTTTTGTAAAAACCATTGAAGGAACTTTTCCTGACTGGCAAAGAATTTTTAAACAAGAAGTTGAGCATCAAGAGAGTGTTAGTTTTGATCCAAAATACTTGGGCTTATTAAAAGACTTTGTATTAAAAGGATCAAATGATTCAGTGACACTTCTTCGATCTAGTGCAGAGAAAGTTAATATCTTTCAGACACCAAACGGGGTTGTTGGAGTTATGCCAAGAAAAACTCAAGACTTAGACGACAATGAACTTTTGAACTCAGAGGTTGCGGTTCTTGAGGAGGTGTCTAATGGCTGAATATTACAAACCAGGCACTCGCAAAGAAGTTGTTTATTCTACAGACGATGAAAGCAAAGGTGCTGTTATGTTGGGTTGGGGCAGAGGTAAGGTTCTGTTTGAAAAAGACTCAACAACTGGTGAAATAATTTGGATTGATCCTAGCGAAGATGCTAGGGTCAGCCAAATTCTTATTAGCAGAGCAAAAGCAATATATAAAAAGGCGCAAAACTGATGCTGCGGTTGCTTGGTTTAATACTTATCGTTCTTGGTTTGGTGTGGTTAGATTTATCTACTTTGCCAATCAAGAAGGATTTGTATTTTCTATATTTACTAGGAACTTTTAATAACCTTTTTTCACTTAACTACACCACAGCTGTTGTACAGTCTTTTATGTGCGCCTCGGTTGTTTGCTACGGTGTTTATCTAACAGTAAAATGAACGAAAACAAAAAAGATTGGAAGAAAGTTTATTATTTTAACGGGAAAAAAGTATCGAAGAAAGATTATGATAAGATACCAGATAGTCCCAGAAAATTTTATGGATTTAAATAATGAAAATTAAAGATAAAGAATATCAATCGTTTGGACCAAAAGAATTAGCAGATCTTGCTTACAATTACCCAAACGACGCAGAGCTTGGAAGACAAATAAGAAACATTGTCAACGACATCACACATGTTGACTGTGGTACACCTGAGTGTTGTGGCACTTGCAACGAACCTAATTGGACAGAAGCAACACCTACATGAAACTAATAACAAAAATATTAGACCCCGTTTTTAATTTTTTTGATTGGATCAGAGAAAAAATCTATGAAATTAAAAGAGGTCCTGTGCAAACAATAAAGAGAAAAAAATGACAGAAACATGGGAAAAAAGTGAGCGGGAAAAAGTGCCTGAAGATCTTCAGGAAGATCCCAAGCTCTACGATTTTGTTAGCCAAATGTATTGTGAAAACATTTTAGAAAGGCAATCGTATGGAAAAAAGCCTTACAACAGTGTTTTTGATTACTACAGGAAACATCCTGATTGGTTAAAAGAAAAATTTTACGGCGAATCTTAAAATGACTGACATGGTAAACAGGCCCCCTCATTACAATCAGGGAGGGATAGAGTGTATTCGAGCTATTGAAGCAAGCATGACGCCAGAAGGGTTTCGAGCTTATTTGAAAGGAAATATTATCAAATATTTATGGCGTTATGAGCATAAAAATGGTATAGAAGACTTAAAGAAGGCTCAATGGTATTTAGCAAGATTGAGACTTCATGTAGAAAAACATGGTGAAAATGATGCAGGATTACCGACTGATAAAGACGCCTGATGAATACCTGTTAATTAGTTCTACTGGACAAAAAGTTAGGCTTTGTACTCAAATAGAGAAAGAAGCACACAAACTAGCCAAAAGAGCCATAAGACTGTTAAACAGGACTAATCAGAACCTTCAGTAAACACTGCTTCCTCTGCTTCTAGAAGAGGTTTGTAGTCTGACAACAGGTCCTTAATTCTTTTCTTGATTTCAGTTTCAGATAAAGAATCCAAAGAACCTGTACGGATCTCTTTACGCTCAACATAAAGTCCCGCAGCTCTTCCTCTTTGCACTTCAGCTGACACAGCAGCAGTCAAATTACCTTTTTCTAAAGCCTGGTCTCGAATATCTGCTAGTTTTCTAACATGCCTACCGAATGTAACTTCATACTTCCGATCTACTTCAGCTTGGAGTTCTCTTATGTATCTGACTACAACAGGGTATTTTTGTGGGTTTAGAAGTTCTGATGCTCTGACATGCGCACTTTCTTTGCTGTACCCAGCTGCAATGGCGCACTCGGTTTGTGTTTTAGATCCGTCGTTATAAACAAACTCTTTTGCAAACTTAATTTGTTTGTGAGTCAGGTGTTTATCGTTTCGACCTTGTAAGTTTCCTGATGTTCCTTTTGGCATACTGAATTATAACCATCAAAGTAAAAATAAGTAAAGATTTTTCACCGCACCCACCGCACCTCCACCGCACCTCAGTCAGGTTAGGTGAAAACCCCTATAAACAAAGGCTTTCGTCCAAAACGCACCTCCGCACCTCACTTTTTGAAAAAAATTTCTGATTAGTTTTTTGTAAAAAGCTAGAAATAGAAGTTCAGGTTAGGTTGTAGTTGTCTATATAGGAAAACAAGACCCCTTGATTTTAAAGGGTTTCAGGCGTACCATACGTCGATTTTCACCTAACTTTTAGTGAACTTCTGCGTTTTTTTGAGGTGCGGTGGATAAATCAACACAAAACCCCTAGAAATTAAACTTTTATGCCTATAAATTGGAGCTTACCTCATGGAAATAGCAAGAAAACTCTGGAAAATGACCAAAAGTCCTTGGTCCTTCGTCCCTAAAAAACTCAACGAACGTCAAATTGTACAATTCCTACTCGACGTATTTTTATCCACAATTATGCTTGTATGTATGGGACTAATTTTATATACTTAGTACATGAACATATTTTATTTCGACGAAGATCCATGGCGCGCGGCTGAAATGCAACCCGACAAAATGTTGGTAAAAATGCCGTTAGAAACAGCCCAAATGTTATGTACCGCGCATCGCATATTGGACGGAGATGGATATGCAGACGAAGTAGGATTATATCAAAAAGCATACATGAACCACCCTTGTACGATCTGGGCTAGAGAAACCTCTGGCAACTACGGCTGGTTACTTAAACACTTTCTTGCACTGTCTTTAGAATACCACTATCGATATGACAAAGATCACGCCAGCTATGAAAAACTAGCTTGGTCTTTAAGCAGTTTGCCAGAAAACATAGTCGTTGGGCCAATGACACCCGTTGCACTTGCTATGCCAGACGAGTACAAATGTGATGAT